AAGACGATTGATTCGGCGCGGATGTTAGCAGTGGTCTTAGAGCCGGGGAGTGAGGATGCGATTATTGTTCCGTTTCCAGTGTTGGCACCATCGGCTGAATCCGGAACTGAATACGCTGAAGAGTTGATAGAAGCACTGGCGTCTTCCATTTGCCTGATCAGTCGATCAATTGCCATTTCGACCGTCTTTGCCGGAAGCGGATCGTCATCGTTGACCATTTCAATCAACGTCTTGTGAGCGGTTGCTCGGATTGCCCCATAAACAGAGGCACAAGAACGTTGCGCCGATTCCTTGATGTTCGTGATGGCGATGGCGTGGTCGTTGTCGCCAGCATCAAACTCGTTCAAGGCGTCTTGAATCTCTGTCGCCAACGTGCCTTGGAACGTTTTTACCTGAACAGCGATTTGGAACAACTTTCCCAATCGAGTAAACAGGCCATTGGTTCCTGTAAGTGTGACTGCCATTACATACTCCAGTTATTTGGCTGGTTGTTACCAGTGTCTTTGTTCTTGATGACTTCAATTTCAGCCTTCTGCAATGTCTTCTCCGATACACCGGACATAGACAGAACAGCAAGGTAGGCATCTGAATTGAATGCGGCGTTGATGCCCATTACGGTTTCCAATATGCGGCTGGCAGTGACTTGATTCAAGCACATAAGTAGTCCTATGTCTACTTGGCCCGCTGTTAGCCCATGCACGTTTGGCCTGTATCCGTAAGCCATCACGAACTGAGCATAGGGCCGTACTACTTTCCCAGTTCGTCCATCCGTTTCATTGCCTTGCTTGCAACAGCAAACATTTCGTATTTGTTGACGACATCCAAATCGCCACCTGCCTCTGCCCAAGCAATCGACCTCATCACTTCGTCGATAATGTCAACGCTCAGTTTCTCCTGATCGCCTAGATCCATGTCCATCAAACGACCAGACAGTTCAAATGCGTCCACACACACGGTGCATTTTTCTTTGACTTGAACCATGAATACATGGCTATCGGTATCGAGATCAATGCGTGGCATATAAGCCTCCTTCATTCATTGAATCAGTTTCGTTCAAACATTCGATTGCCGGAATTGGCAACAGCCTTGATGGTAAGTACCAGTTTCTTGGGAGCGTTGCCCCATTCGGTCTCCGCGTAGGAGTCTACCCAACACTGTCTAAACGTGTATGAATATCGGTCTGTTCCGTCAGGGAACCCGCCACCTGTTCCGCTGACTACGGGAGCAATATGAACCTGCATGGGGCTTACGTTAGTAAATGTCTTGTCAAACTGATTTTGACCCACGACTCCGGGTAAACCGGCTCGGTCAGCCCACATATGACCCATCATGGTGTCAGCGACAGACTTATCGTATTTGATAAGCGTTGCTGAAATAGTGGCAACAGAGCCGTGGTAGATGAGAGCCGCAGGAACCGCACCAGTTTCGCTTGATGTATGCGGGACCAAGATGTTGTCCATGCTGACAGAAATCAGGTCTTCGTTTGAGGAATACCCCAAGATGTGTGATGCACCAAATGTTGGGTCGTCTGTTGGGTCAGCGTCATCGCCAACCATGATGCTCAGACTTGTTGGACCTTGAATGTTGAAAGTAGCGGCCATGTCTTACCTCATCTTTGTAATTGCCGTGACCAGTGCTTCGCCGATGTCTCTTCGGTCTTCTGGTGGCAGGTTGAATATCTTGCGCTGCGGGACTTTCACGCCGTCCCAAGCAATTATGTAGTCTTTGCCTTCTTTGAGATTGGTGTCCTCAAGGTCTTTGATTCCACCCTTTCGTAGCATCCTATTTGCCCTTCGAGTCAAAGCAATTGGGACTGGCCCGTCCTGCTCGTACCCTTCTTGATGCTTGATTCCGTATCCCACAGCGTCCAGTAGAAACAACGAGATTCGATTGCCGCCGCCGCTTGAGGAACGCCCATGTAGTCCGTTGTACAGGGCGCTGGTATCTCGCAAAGGCAAACCGCCGGCACGCCAATATTTGTAATCGTCCGGGTTCCAAAGTTCGGGATACTTGTGTTCGGAATCTCCGCTGTTGTCGATTCGCCGCTTCGCGTTGGTAACCAGCACCTGCCTGAGACCGGGATTGCGCACCAAAGCGTTGAGAGTCTTCTTCTTGATTTGACTCTGCAACTGACTGGCTCTGATTCGCACGTTTCTCGCCATCAGTACACTCGATCCGCACGGTCTGGGAAGTAGTCGCTGTCCGACACCATGTTGATCTGGCCTCGCGTCTGGTTTCGCATGACCTTGACCGCCGCTTTGCCCGCGTCGGGAGATGTTGTGTAATTGAAGATGCGTTTCCCGGTAGACAACGCTTCCAAAGTTGCTGTTGCCTCACCAATCATGGCTACAACGTCGGGGGGAGCGTTTGCCGCCTTGCCTCTGAACAGGTGTTTCACTGTCAGCGAACAGCAAAGCGATTTCAGTGTCCAATCGTCGTCTGTCTTGATTGTGTCAAGTGCTCCCGTTGAGTACAGACCACCACGAAGTGCGTATGACTGGATCTCAGCAGACGCCTTCTCAATTGCGTTGAGCGCAATTGTGTTGGATTCGTTCATCGTTCCGGGTGAACCAGAGTACGAACACAGTTGCTTGAGCATTCTGGAGTCGAACGATTCGATAAGTTCCGCAACAGTTATGTATTTGGTTTGTGCCATATGTTCCAACCGAAAGCGGGTAGGGATCCGTGAAGACCCCTACCCGCCATGAAGGGGTGGGCTATTTGCCCTGAGTGTGGAGGCTCGACTTATTCAGTGTCCGTGACGAGGAACCCGGAAAGCGGAGCAGTCAGAGCGATTGCCGAATCATCGACAACGCGCCCGCGGGTGCGCCGGTTCCAAGTGTCGTCCATCGTTTCAACAGTCATGTCCTCATGGGCAAAGCAGGTGACGGTTGAGAAGTCGGGGACTCCTTCCGTACCCATCAGGCCACCCGGACGGCTGACGAAGGCGATGCAGTCGCTGTACATAGCGGAGCGTGCCTTGGTAGCGCCCTTGCGATTCGTCACGCGGCTGGTCGTGTCAACCACGATGCCGCCAATTCCGAAGAACTGGTTGAGCAGTGCGAAGTCGTCAAACTCGCCCTGTCCGCGAACGAAGTTGGCTGCGAACGGTGAACCTTGGAAGTACTCACGGTACTCAGGAGCCTGAGTGATTGCGTGAGCGGTCGCCGTTCCCATGATTGCGATGATGTCACGGGGATGGACAGCCTCGCCGGTGTTGTCGAGAATGTTCTCGACGACGCCGTTGAACAACTTCTGGATGTATGCGTTTGCCGAAGACGATCCTGCAATCTTGCCTCCGCCAGTGGCGGTTGCAGAAGCAGTTGTGCCTGTAGGCCAGTTGCCCGAAGTGGTGAGCAGGTTTGCTGCGCGATACGAACGAAGACGCATGGCCTTGGAGGCGGCGATTCGAGCGTGAGCGGCAACAATGTCCCAATCAGCGTTGCTGACGGAACGATGCCCAAGGGTGAAGGTCGGGCTAAACCGTTCGGTTGTGTACGTGGTGAACTCGTGGTCAACCTGATTGCCTTCGGGAGCGTCGTTGCCGTCACGCCAAACGTAATCGTTTGTGCTGACGATACGGCTTGCCTCTTCCTCGTCAATCTTGAGGTAGTACCCAGTTGTCTTGGAAACCGGAGTCAGTTTGCAATACTGCGTGACTGGGAACGAGTTGGGGGAACGGGTAAACTCGACTTGAATCTGCCCCGTCGCCTCTGAGAATGTTGGGACGAAAGTATTACTTCCGCCGGGTGCGACTTCTGCCATTGTGAAAATCCTCTAATAAGTGAAAGGGTCAGATTACGAAAGTGCTGGTCGAATAACCAGTGGTTGCCAGTACATACGGATGATTGCGCCTGCTGCGCCAGATTCCAAAGCAATACCAATGTGGTTCTGGTTGACTGCTCCCGATCCGGCTGCTTCAACGGCTTTGCCGTCTGCGTCAGTCTTCAGTCCGTTGCCTCTGGTGACAGAACCACCACATTCAATCAGAACTACGTTTCCGGGTTGAAGAGAAACAGGGTCTCCCGATTCGGCGTGATTGGCTGAATCGAAAGCCTTCGTGTCTCCACCTGCAACGCCCATGCTAATGTTGTTAGCGTTGGACTCTCCGCAAGCGTTATCCGCGCTTCCGGTCGGTGCAACAGCGCGGTAAGGTCGAATGTCCCCGCCCGCTACGAGATTTGGGTGCATCTGCTGTGCCATGTTCATTATCTCCGTTTACCGGTTTCAACCGGCCTTGATTTCTTCGTCAAAGACCTGCTGGAACTGATCCGCGCTAAGTCCCTCTTTGGTCATACGAGCAACCGCGCGGTCGCTTGCGTTCTTACGGTCAAATGCGGTGTACTCGCTCTTGCCCTGAACCTTGGAGCCGGTCAGGTCGAGACGACGACCGATTGGGTCCTTGGTCAGAGTGGATCGCCAGAAGGTCAACTTGCCTTCAACGTCCTTGGTTGAGAGCAGTTCGGAGATCATATGGTCGCGGTGCTTGGCGACACGATACCCGTCTGAAGCGAGGTTATCGAGGATCTTACCGAACTCGGCCTTACGAAGTTCAATACCAAGTTTGCGAGCAGTCTTCCGGAAAGCATTGCGCTGTTCCTTCAGTCGCTTGAACTTAGCAAGGAATGCCTTGCCGTTCTTGGTCTTGCGAATGCGTGAGAAGATTTCCTTATCTTCCTTGTCATCCTCTTTCTCTTCGTACTTGCGCATTTCCTTCTCGTCGTCCATCTCGTCTTCTTCGTATTCGGCTTTCTCGGCGTCTTTCATAACGTCGTCGTCCGAAGCCATCTGCATCTTGAGTTCTTCCAACTCGCCACGCAGTTCTTCGTTCTCAGCCTTCAACTTGTTTACGAGTTCGTTGTCCGCTCCGCCTTCTGTGGCGGGCATCATCTCGTCCTGTTCTGGCATTTCATGTTCCTTTTTTTCTTCGCCAAGCGTTGGCACAAACGTATTTCCCCCGCCGGGCGAAACCTGTTCAAAGGTGACAGGACGGGTGTAAGTAGATTTATTTCCGATCTTGGTAAACCGGGTGTCTCTGAGCGGGCGGGCTGGCGTCTCCCTACCAAGGAGTGCAACTTCGGACATTTGCCCATCACTCCAAATCTCGGCAGAGCGGCGAGGGAAACGATTGGAGGCAACGTAACTGTCGAAGTCATTCTTCGACATTACGACATCTCCAATGATGCCCGGCCCGCTGTAGACTTCCCCGCTGTCCGTTCGGATGTTGATGTCCTTCCGCTCGATGGAAACGATGTCCCCGAGTGCTTCGGAAGGTGCTGTGTTGTTCTCGTCTTGGTGCAGCATTACCAGTTTGGGGTTGCAACCGGCACTCATATGCTGCTTTGTACGATCAATGATCTTCTCGATGGTGTCGGCATCGAAGTCTTCGATCTCCGAATCACCCGAGTCGAAACCGGGGATATGTCCAACAAACAGTTCAAGGTCGTGGATGGTGACCTTGCTTCCGTCTTCCGAGATGTTATGCGACGGGTACATATCTGCCGCCGGTTCGTTTGTCATGGTTGCCTTCTTATACGTTATTGGTTCTCTTGTCACGCCAAAAACGTGCTTTGATTTGCCAATTAGGAATTATTGCCATCTTGCTGAAGGTTCCGATTGTCCGCTAAGTACCTCTGGAAGTCGTTGGCCGATATTCTCCATTGGCCTCTGACTCGTGTTGCACCAATGGAACCCTCTCGTGCCATTCGGTACACGGTGTCCCTGCATACGCCCAACGCTCTAGCAACCTCGGACGCCGACAACTGTTTGCTTGTGTCTATCATGCAACTCTGGAAAGCAGACTGAAACCGGGATCAGGGTATTCGCCGCCGTCAATGTACGACTGCATCTCCCTGTTGTGGTTGCCAATTGCCTTCCAATCCAGTTCGTATTCGCCCGCCAAGAAACCCATACGCCCCGCCTCGCTCCATGTGATGATACGCGTGCCGCCTCGGCAGTTGTATCCATTCGGGGGGTGCAGGTTCATGCGGTCGAAGTATTCAGACGTATTCACATAGCCGTCCATGGCTGCGTGGTGTGGCCTCGATCTGTTGTCATCAATCTCCGTCAGCATAATCAACGGAGCAATGTCCTGCACATCAGACGACCTATATGCAGCGGCGTTGGCTTCGTTGAATGCCGTGCTGAGATTGGTCCGAAACACCGTTTCAAGTCTCGCAGCAACTGCATCCTGTTGACCTTCGAGGAAATCGGGGCCGACGATTTCGGCTGCCTTGGTCACGAAGTCCTGCGATTGCAGCACGTTATCGGCGCTGACCCCTCGCATTGAATCGGCAATCAACTTGCGTAAATCAACCAGCACAGATTGGTCGTCAACGTCGGTGACCCAGAACGCTCGATTTGCAGCATCAGCAAGTGCGTTCGTTGACCCGTCCAATTTCGCTGCTACGCCGAGTTTCTCCGCCTGTGCAATCTGCAGTGCCTGTTCCTCAGCGACCTGTGCCATATGAACGGCGTTGCTGCGAATCATCGGGATTCGTTCTTCAAAC